TATCGCGGCATCATTATTTACATCGAATGAGATATTATTTGGCATAAGTTGGATTTAAAAAACACCAAAAGTTGTATTTTAACTATAAACCGGCAGCATCCACTTAGTAGCTACATCACCATTGCTGTAAAATATACTGCCGTTAAAGGCGAATAGATTTCCGATATAACCAGGGAACGCTGCACCATATTTAGATGCTCCTGAAGAAAGGTTATATTGCAATACAGTCCCGGAAATAAATGTATAAAGGTAAATCCCCTGTACTATCGCATTGGTAGTTTTCTGAAAAGATGTATCAAGCGATACGCTTGCCAATGAAGTTATAGTACCGGCAGCCAGGTTCATCGTATAGGTATTTACAGCATATCCGTTAGCTGAGTTTCCTGTGCCATTCGTGATATAAAACTTTGTACCATCGGTATAAATGAAAGGTTGATAATCATTCGTTACGGTGCCGGTGGGAAACCCTGTACCTGATATGGTAATAACTGTAGGCGCGGCAGATGGATTGCTCAGCGCGAACCTGTATAATACATAGTGTAAATTAGTAGGGCTGAATGTAAGGCAAACTATGTAGCTGCCTATGATCATCATTTCATATACCAAAATAGTTCCATCACCGGATGCCACCCTTACGGCACCTTGCAGATCATAAACCTCCGGCAGATCGCTGAATAATAATCCTTCAGATTGGTACCATACTTTAGCCGTATTATTAAAAGCCAAAGGCGTTCCAAAGGGAGTAAATATATCCGTCACTACTGAACTGGAAGATGCTGTAAAGCTATATGCTCTTACACCGGTTTGATCCAGCACTAATATTACTTCTGCTCCGGCCTTAAACCCTGTAGGTGAAGTAAATGAATAAGTAGGCGTTGCAGTTGAGCCTTTAAATGTATAGGAAGTGCTGGCCACATAATCAGCTGATACGTTGCAGATAAAAACATATTTATTAGGCAGGCTTGTGATATCTATATTGATTGAAAATACAGATCCTACCAATATTAAAGGTTGCTCAATATCGTTTAAGGTATTAGTGAGTAATAACAATGCCTGCTTTAACTGATATCCATTGCTTGCGCTATCTTCTATCCCATTAGGATCAATGCCCACTGAGCGCATGAAAGCATACAGATTGACCAGCACATCATTGTAAATCTCGCGTACTACGGGAGTTCCGGCCTGTGATATGGTTTCATCAAGGATAGCGCCGTCAGGAAAATTACTATCCTGCTGAAATGGTCCGTCTACTTCTGCAATGGTTCTCATGATATCAATACTACTTCACAATGAATCTTTAAGTTTTCTACTGCATTGTATCCCTCACGGATTGCTATTTGAAACTGAGTAGGAGAAATGACTTTAAAAGTAATATTCCAGGCAATACTATCTGTTGATAATGACGAACCTATGCTTTCTGAAAAAGTTCTCACAAAATAACTTTCAGTTGCGGTTCCTGAATGATCTAAAATAGCGCCGTCAAGCGTAATCAGTATCAGCGTTCCATTGCCGATAGGTTGCCCTGCTACGCTATAATATCCACCGGTGAAATTTGAAACCACTGTCGCTGTGGTAATATTCCCAGATACAGGATAGGTTGAACCAACTGTGCCGCCTCCTGGATCAACTCCACTGAGCCATCCTATTTTTTTAGTGGTTAGCGAAGTATCAATAGCAGTCTTATCGGCAGCGCTTAACAATCCAGGTGTACTATCTGATGCTAAATAAGGGGCAGATAAAGTTGGATCGGTTACAAATTTTGTAAAAGCATATAAAAAAGAAGCAGGCGTAACAGCACCGGTAACTGATGTGCCTGTTACCGTATCTGCATTTGAAGCGGCTTTTAAATAAGAAAGCGCCGTTACCATTAAATCCAAACTGGAACTTGTCGCGATTGTCTGAATGGTGAAACCACCACTTCCATTAACAATGATCAGGTAATTATTAGCTTTATATGCACTTGAAGTTACTGCGGCATACACACCAGTTGTGGAACCCTCTATAGTTGTTTGTGAGGCATAGTCGGCGCCAGGCTGAGCTATAATTATTTCGCCTACCTGTAGCTTTTCTATCTTCAAATTAGCTAGCTTAAGCACCTGTGTGCTCACACCTCCAATAACTTCTGTAACAGCTGATAATGGCTGTATTAAATCATTCTTATTAGCCAGGGTCTGTAATGCTGCTATGTACTGAAAGCCATTCGTTTCATTATCATATTGATTATTGAAAGTAAGGCCCGCAAGGCGCATTAGCTTCGCGAAGAACTCATATTGATCGCTTTGGGTAAAACGGGCAACAGGTGTACCATTATTGGTACCGTCATTGTCCTGAATCTGCCCATCCGGATAAGCTGCCAGGTTTGACTTATCAATATTTGTTAATGTAGATTTATCTTGTGCCATAGCTTTAAAATCAGGTGTAATTTACAAAATTAAATGCAACCGTATGTGCTGGTTTTAATTTTAGCACCAATCTCCGGTATTCTGTTTGGCGCGCTGTCGGTACATTGGCAAATGTTGTTATTGTTGACCCTGCCAAAAAGAACGTAGGCCACAATATACCACCGGTACTGTATGATTCAGTTTTATCAGAATTGGCTATAACATCTGAACCATCAGATCCCCCGTATTGAGTTGCACCCCCATACTGAGTTGTACCGCCATATTGCGTTCCCACCAATGAACCGCCGGTAATATCCTGTGGTGTTTTCTGATATAGGTTTCCATCGCCATCAAAGAATATATTCTCATATACATATACATCAAACCCGGCATTCTGCAATGACTGCTGAATATATAAATAATGCTGCCGCGCTAAAATATTCTGCGGGAACGCCATGGCAATATAAATATTGTTACGGCGCTGCACCAGCGTTAACGTTGAATTATATGGAATACCTAACCGGTATTCCCACAGGGAACAATCTGCTGCATCAAAGTTTGGGTTATCCGGGAAACGATCATCAAGCGATTGATAAGCCTGCGTGATCAGATCAATAAGCGAATCATTAAAGGCATCATGCAATGCTTTAAAGTCACCGCCTGCAGGTAGATTAAATGCGCGGCCTGTAGGATAAAGCGTTTGCGCCAGGTTGCCTATATCAATTGATGTTGGCAACTCCTGCGGAAACCTGTGGGGCGTGTTAAACCCATGCGGTGTATCAAACCCCGATTGCGTACTGTCCGGTGTTACAACGTACTCAGGCATTATGCGTAGTTTACGTTTCTTAAATAAGGAATATTACTCAGGGCGAAAGTATAGGAATTTGTCACCACGCCATTTACATACATGGTAAAGCCCAAAAATGTGTTCCCAATACCGATACTGCTTAATATCACACTTTGCAATTGAACAGCTGTTAATAGGTCATTTTCATTCTGAGGAAGATCGCATCCTGCTATATATGGCCTTACGGTATATAGGTAAGTCTGCAGATTAGCTACTATTGCGGCCATGATCGCACCACTTGTAGTTTGCAAACCCTGTATGGTCACATCAACCGGCGTTGGTGTAATAGCTAAACAATCCACATTCGCCTGTATGGGCCTGCGCCCGCGCATGTTGGTCGGCAATGTAGTATCGGGATTAAACTCTATTACCGCGGCTACCGCAGTCAATAAAGAAGGGCTTGGCGTTCCGTTACCATCGGTGCTGTCTGCTGTTACGGCCTCAACAAAAACCTGTACGGTACCTGCCTCGCCATTTTTAACGTAAGGATAAACAGTTCTCACACCATCCGCATCGGCCGCCCATAGGCGGTAATCTGTTTTAGCGCCTCCCTGTGGCTGTAACTGGTAAGCATTGATTATATTCTGCCTGTACACATCAATATCCTCACCATCAGCCGGATTAGTAACAACTGAGGCAATAACAGCCTGCTGAGGGCTAATGCCTAATACCGGCTGTGTAGGAACTACAACATCACCAACATTCAATAAATAATCTGCTCCGGCACTTAATGATCTCAGTGTAATGGTACCGGTCGATCCCGGCATGGTATATGCTGAATCCAAAATATAAAGATTCCCTGGCGCATTACTATTTTCGTCAGATTGAAATACCAATGATGCCGGAAGCACCGCGCCAACAGTTCCCTGTACCGTTGCGGTATAAACACCAGCAATTGCAGGGAAAGGTAAACGATTTAATTGTATGAGGCCCTGGCGCTCCAATGTACCGCCGTCAGCCTGCGTATCAGCCGTATCGGGAAATTGATTATCCTGTATATCCTGTAAATAAAGATAGCATAGTTTGAATTGAGCCGATAATACCGCTGCCATAGCATCTACCACAAATTTAAGATCGGCAGGAACAAGGTTTAAGCGCGTTTGGATATCGCTTTCCAGTTTGGTATAAAGATCCTGAATTGATGGAATTGGCTTCATATTACGACTTGTGTAATTACTTCCAACCTGGCATTATCCCAAATGAACTGCAATGTTTTATTTTGGCTATTGCCTGGCATTTGCAGTTGCACCTGTATCATTACCGTATTGGTGCTTAAAATTACAACATTTGTGGTAATGTTTGCTATGCTATTGAAATTTTGCAGATCAGCATTAACAGCTGCCAGTATATTTAACCGTCCGGCAGCGTTCAAAGCATTGTTTGCAAGCGCCCTTTCGGTTTGTGAATTAAACTGTTTTGCAGGATCATTGGCAAAAATGAGGCTATTGGCCCACCAATCATATCTGGCCACTCCATCAATTTCATTTCCAGTAGTATCAGCTTCAGTGTTACCTCCAAACATGCATAGGTAGGCTTGCTGCAATAGCACTTCTGCCAAAGCAATATCATTACCCGCGATAACTATTTCGCCACCGCTTCCTGATTCATATATGGATATATCCTGGCTTATAGGTGTGTTCATGGTTTCTGCTTGCCTATAGTGGATGTGATATTCATTTTAATTGGCGTAGGGCCTTGCATATTGGCTCCTGCAACATGATTTCCCGGATCATTAATATCTATACTCAGATTATTTTGAGTAGTAGCTGTGCTATGTGTTACCTGCGCATGCGTTGCAGGTGCCAGTAAAGCGCCATTGCTTACCAAAGATGGATCAAATATCTTTTTGGTATCATAACCAGCTCCGAATTGTTTGTCGAACTGAGATCTGCTAAATGAAGTTTCAGGCATATTTGGATGGCCCTTAACCTGGCTTAACCACCAGGATTGATAAGCGTTTTCCTCTTTCTTATTTCCAAACTGGCTTATTAAACCTTCAGGTGAATTTCTGTTAAAAGTTTGTTCTCTATTTACGGCAGCGGAATGTGCCTGTACTTCTTTATTGCCCTGCAAAACTTTCCATATAGCCAAACCGCCTAATGCCACAAGAGCTGCCGGTATAACGAACGCGCTCAATGTTGCAAAGAATCCAGCGGCCGCAGTATCAGCAATAGCAAGTTCAGTGCTTACCGTAGATATCATGCCACCAAAGCCGGAAACTTGAACTGCAGATGTACTCGCCGCTGCTCCTACAGCAGTTGTGGTGGCAGCCATTATAGCAGCAATTCCGTTGTATATACCCAAAGATACATTGATAGCATAGACAGCAGTCTTAAATATTAAGAACCACTTAACAACGGTTATGGCTGTGCTTATTATACTGTCAAAATTAATGATCACGTACCGGAGAATATCTTTAAACTTATTCATGGCCTTATTGGAATCATCATTCGTGGTAATAAATGTTACCCACTTATTTTTGATGCGATCAAGCAATCCATAAACGGTATTCATATTACGGCTGGCCATGTCAAAAGCCGTATTGGTACCTGTTACCGATTTAGTAACATCGTTTATTTTCTGCGCATTGTCGAGCAATATTCGTCCGGCACTTGCACCGCGCGGGCCAAATAGCTTAATAAGGAAATCATCTTTACCGCGCTGATTCTTTATTTTATTATAGAATCCTATGGTTTGGCCCAGCGCATCATTAATATTGAATATGCCGCTTTTGTAACCGGCACCTGCTTTCTGTAGCCGGATAATGGCAGTTCTTAAAGTGGTAGCCGATTCAGTTCCTTTCTGTAGATACTGGCCGAATACTGCATTGATGCCCGCAGATTGTTCCAGGGTAATATTAGCAGATTTAGCGACTACGCCCCACTTCTTATAGTTCTCTACCTGATCTTCCAAAGTGCCAGCGCCATTAACCTGAGCGGCCGCCAATACATTAACAATTCGGTTAGCCTGGTTAGCTTGTAGCCCGAATATGTGCATCACACCTACCAATCCCTCAGTAGCGGGTGTAAGTTCTGAATCTGTGGCGCGGGATAATGTCAATGCCGCTTTTGAAACTGCAGCCAATGAACCTGGTGTTTTAGCTAAACTTTGATCGAGGCCCGCAATAGTCCTAAAAGAATTGGCTATATCAATCGTACTCGAATCAGTGGATCTGGCTGTTTGCTCAACGGACTTTTGGAACGCAGCGAACCCACCTCCCCCAACTGAATATAAAGTGTTATGCAACTGAGCTATTGCCTTATCATAATCCATGAGGGACTTCGCGCTAAACTTTATCCCGCTAATGATCAGGGCAGCTATTGCCGCCGTACTCGCTAAACTCAGAAATTGTTTGGATAGATCGCCTAACTTGAAAAAGCTATTAAACTTTTCGTTGAGCCTTGAAATGCCGAAAGCGGCTCCTTTTACGAAGCCGCCTAAACTTTTGCCCATTTTACCAACCACAGAAGAAAATTTGTCTACTGCTGTAAATACGGTTGGTACGGTCATTCCTGCTGGCATAGTCTTTATTTTTTAGGCTTCATCTTTTCGATTTGTTCGTGCTGCGCTTTAATGTCATTATACCAGTAGCCTAATCCATGATGATCTTTTGCATCCAGGTACATTTCATCTATCACTGCAGGACTAGCCCATGTATATGCCCTCGCAACGCTAACTACTATATTACCAAAGCTCAGTATAGAACTTTGGTCTAAATAAAAAGCGATATTATCTGATCGGTAACCTTTTCATCGAATTTACCGAAAGCATCAAGTTCGGATTTGGTCGGCAACCCGCAAAAATACGCTTTAGAAATATTCATGTATTTCTGCTGCTCCTGCGCTATATTCACACCTTTGAAAAGCGATTCTTTAACAGAGGCCTTCATTCGGGTTTTAAATGTGATATTAGGCCTCACAACTTCCCCATTTTCAAGTTTGAAAGGTGACTTAAGTGTTAATACTGGCGCATCTGGATTTGATAAATCGAACATGCCACGTTCGATAGCAATAAGCACATCCGGATAACCGTCAGTAATTTCTTCATCTGTTAATGAGCGATCCTGGTGGTATTCAATAAATGGTTTAAGTTCCTGGATAGCTACCGATTTAGCAATAACATGGCCCTCCGGTAGATTTGCTAATTCAATAGCATTTGTTAAATGATTGTTCTTTGGTAATGACATGATATGAGAGAGATTTAAAATTAGTTCGTAACCAATGGTTCCAGGTTGCCACCACCAGCAAATTTCA